TCTTGTATCTGGGAGTATCTTTGGTGGGGTATCTGGGAATAAGATTACTGCAATCGCAGGTGAAACTTCTACTGGAAAAACTTTCTTTTCTGTGGCTGTCGTTAAAAACTTCCTTGATAATAATCCTACTGGATATTGTTTGTATTTTGATACTGAAGCAGCAATCACTAAATCCCTTTTGGAGAGTCGCGGAATTGACACAACTCGCCTGGTGGTTGTCAATGTCGTTATGGTAGAAGAGTTTCGCACCAAGACTCTCAAGGCAGTTGATATTTACCTAAAGAAAAAAGAAGAAGAAAGACATCCTTGTATTTTTGTTCTGGATTCTTTGGGTATGCTCTCTACAAATAAAGAGATTAATGATGCTCTTGCGGAGAAGGATACACGAGATATGACGAAGGCACAACTTATCAAGGGTGCTTTCCGAATGCTGACTCTAAAATTGGGACAGGCAAAGATTCCTATGCTGGTGACAAATCACACCTATGAATCGATGTCTCTTTATGGTGGTAAGCAAATGTCGGGTGGTTCTGGATTACAGTATGCCGCATCTACAATTATCTATCTTTCTAAATCAAAAGAAAAAGACGGCACCGAAGTGATTGGAAATATCATTCGTGCCAAAACACAAAAATCGAGATTAAGTAAGGAGAACAAAGATGTTACGATCCGTCTGTATTACGACGAGCGCGGCCTTGATCGTTACTATGGTCTTTTGGAACTTGGTGAGATTGGTGGACTCTGGAAGAATGTAGCGGGAAGGTATGAAATCGATGGTAAGAAACTTTATGCCAAAGATATTTTTAAATCTATAGACAAGTATTTCACCGAAGAAGTAATGCAACAACTTGATGTAATTGCCAAAGGTGAGTATAGTTATGGTCTATGAAAAATATTCGTATCATAAAAACGAATGTTGATGTCTCCAAAATACTAGAGCAACTCAAACAATATCCGGAAGACTGGGGTTCTCAAAAAGATATTAAAGGCACCGAACAACTAGACCCCACAGAATATATTGTGACGGTGGATGTTCTACAACTTATAATTGGTGGGATCGAAACCGAAGACCAGTATGTTGGAAATAGTGAGATTTGTATCAAAACTCCGGCATATGAAAAACACACCGAAGTCATTAATTATTTGAGTAAGTATTTTAAGAAACTTCGTCGGTGTGCCTTTCTTGCTCTTCCCGTTGGAGAAGAAGTTGGATTTCATATTGATGAGGGAACTTATTATCTTACAAAAGATAGATATCATCTTTCAATTCAGGGAAAATACGAGTATAGTGTAGGAGACGAAACTGTAACTATTGAACCCGGAACTCTTTTCTGGTTTAATAATAAACTCGAACATCGGGCAGTCAATATTGGGGATAATGTTAGAATTACCTTTGTATTCGATGTCCCACATCATAAGAAAAATCTTTAATTAAAATAATGGAACGACTTGAAATTACAATTCTTCGAAACTTAATATTCAATGAAGATTATGCCAGAAAAGTTATTCCTTTTATTCAACCAGAATATTTTGAGGACAGAGTAGAGAAAATTATATTTGAAGAGACTGTTAAGTTTATTGTAAAGTATGGTTCTTCGATTACGGTAGAAGCACTGGGAATTGAGATTGATAATCGTAGAGATTTAACAGAGACCGAAAATAAAGAAATCGTAGAGTTATTTTCTAAACTTAATGATGACCCGGTTGATAAGCAGTGGATATTAGACACCACCGAAAAGTGGTGTCGGGACAGAGCGATTTATATTGCCCTAATGGAATCCATTCATATTGCGGATGGTGATAATGAAAAGAAGAATCGTGATGCCATTCCAAGCATTCTTTCAGAAGCTCTATCAGTATCTTTTGATAAGAATATAGGACACGACTATCTTCTAAACTATGAAGAACGATATGAGTATTATCATCGAAAGGAGGACAAGATTCCTTTCGATTTAGAGTTCTTCAATAAGATTACCAAAGGAGGACTTCCTAACAAAACTCTTAATATTGCTCTGGCAGGCACGGGTGTAGGTAAGTCACTCTTTATGTGCCATTGTGCCAGTTCTATTCTATTACAGGGTAAGAATGTTTTGTACATTACTCTTGAAATGGCAGAGGAAAAAATTGCCGAACGAATTGATGCGAACCTCTTGAATGTTCCTATTCAACAACTTACAGACCTTCCTCGTCAGATGTTTGAGAACAAGGTCACCGGTATTGCCAAGAAAACACAGGGAACTTTAATTATCAAAGAGTATCCAACTGCCTCTGCACACTCCGGTCACTTCAAGGCACTACTAAATGAACTGGCACTTAAGAAATCATTCCGACCCGATATTATCTTTGTTGACTATCTGAATATCTGTTCTTCATCACGATTTAAGAGCGGAAGTAATATCAACTCATATACACTTGTTAAGTCTATTGCAGAGGAACTTCGTGGTCTTGCTGTAGAGTTTAATGTTCCTATTATGAGTGCGACACAAACGACCAGAAGTGGTTTTGGTTCTTCTGATGTAGAACTTACAGATACGAGTGAGTCATTCGGTCTTCCTGCGACTGCCGACCTTATGTTTGCCTTAATTAGCACCGAAGAACTTGAAGCATTAAATCAGATTATGGTTAAACAATTGAAGAACAGATATAATGACCCAACCATTCATAAGAGATTTGTGGTTGGTATTGACCGTGCCAAGATGAGACTTTATGATGTGGAGCAGAGTGCTCAAAGTGACATACTTGACAGTGGTAAAGAAGAGGAGTATAATAACGAAGAAAAGAAATCTAAAAAATCATTTGAGGGATTTAAGTTCTAATGAAACAGCGAGTTGATTTTAGTAAATATCAAAATTTTGTAGATGCGGTTACGAGTGATGCTTCCAAAGATTTTCTTGCTCTTTCTGACCGTATGGTTCAGTTGGATGAGAAAGGTGCTAATATTGAGCGTCTTCTGACTGCCTCTGTGGGTATTAATGCCGAAGGTGGTGAGTTCTTGGAGATTGTAAAGAAAATGGTCTTTCAGGGTAAGCCTTGGAATGATGAAACCCGAACTCATCTTATCAAAGAACTTGGTGATACGATGTGGTATGTAGCCCAGGCTTGTATTGCCCTTGATGTTTCCTTTGATGAAGTAATTCAGACTAATATTGAAAAATTACTGAAAAGATATCCAGAAGGATTTTTTGATGTATATTATAGTGAAAATCGTGAAGATGGAGACATTTAATGACTAAATCAGTATCTGTTAAAATGGATGTTCGTGCCGCTGCGGCAGTTCGTCAAGTTTTGTTTGAGAGTCAGAAAGGATATACCTACGACGAGTCTTCTGTTCCTCCTCGTATTTCTGACCTTCGTTCAGTAATTTTAGACCTTGATGAAAAGATTGGTGCGGCACTGAAATAACCCTTTAATTCATAAATACTTGTGAATGCTCTATTTTACTTGTATAATTTATGAAAGACCTTCAAGCATTCATCGACAATATTCTGAATGCCTTCACCACTAAAAAATCATTGCCGAAGGATGTTCTGAATGATTTTATCAAGTATTTTTACTTTACTCTTGATAAGGAAATCAAATCAAATAAGAAGGAAACATTAACGAATAAATATATTAAGACTAAAAAAAATGGTCTAGTTTATATTATTGCCAATAAAGAATCAATATTGGCAAGTATTCGTAAGAAGCAATTAAGCAAATAATGAAAAGTTTTCTTCAATTTATATCAGAAGCATCCGCAGCGGCAACAGAAGCGCAGCGTCTTGGATTGCAGGGAGACGGGCACGGAGGGTGGTATGACAGGAGAACCAACGAGTTTGTGGCAAAGACCGAAGGAGGTCAGTTAAAGTTTTATAATAAGCGTCAACGAATAGGAGCACAAGACCCTCCACAAACTGCATATGAGAAGGATGTTCCATCTCCAAGTTATAATGACCCTAACGCACAACAACCGGCAGTAGCACCAGAAGAACCGGCACCACAGGAAGCAGTTCCAGAACAGCAACCAGTTGCACAGGAACCTCAACAACCTGCTGTGGCAACTCCACCTGATGTTCCTAAAACCAAAGGAACTCTGACGATTGCCTTTGGAAGATTTAATCCACCCACAATCGGACACCAACAATTGATGGATGTTGCGGCACAATCGGCAGAGTCTGATAGTGGAGACTATTTAATTTATCCTTCTAGAAGTCAGGACAAGAAAAAGAATCCATTAGACCCGGATACAAAGATTTCATATATGAGAAAGATGTTCCCTACTCATAGTGAAAGAATTGTGAATGATGCTGGAAATAAAACTATATTTGATGTTCTTAAAAAAGCACACAATGATGGATATGCGAATGTTAGAATCGTGGGTGGTTCTGACCGAGTAAAAGAGTTTGAGAAACTTTCTAATAATTATAA